CGACAAGAAGCCGTAAGATAGGGAAGACATGATCCTAACTTAAAACGTCCACGGCGGCAGCGCCGCCACCACAGGAACGAAGAACCGTACCCCGAAGAGACGGTCTTCCTCCACACCTCTCGTGCAAGGCGTTTCGTGGGGACAGGATCCCCATTCCACGCCCTCTCCAGAAGGAGCCCAGAAAACTCCTCCTGAAGAGCCGCTCCGGCCGATCTCGCCGATCGCGTCGGAGCCGGTACACGAACCCACCCCTCCGGGACACCAGTCCCGAGGCGCACCTCGTCCGCGGGCAGACCAAGAGGGGGAGTACTGGTCAAAAACCAAGCCTCCCTCTCTGCCCACCCTAGACGAACGAGGGTCTCGGGACTGATTGGCGCGCGCAGGTCGCGCAGCCAACTCCTACCACAGGCAGCAAACTGCCTGCCCCGCCGACGGAGATATACCATCTCCAGTCTGATCCGACACTCCCCCCGGAAACCACGTACAAAAGTACGCAAACCCGGGCCGAGAGAGTGAGGAACGTAGTCCGAATCCAGAGTTGCCAAACTCTGGAACCGAGCTACAGGCACCAGCTTTGGCCCCAACTTCCGAGAACGGAAGAAGGTCGAATTGAGGGAGAAGATACTAGCCGAAACTAGTGTCTTCCCCCGACAAAGCTGAAGCCCCAGACTGGAGACCGTGTCCATCCAACGGCGGACAACATCCATACGGGCGCGAAAAACTATATCGTCCCCGTTAATGCGCACCAGATCATCGGAAACCTCCGACCTGGAAACGCAATAACGAAAGGCGACATAGTTTTGAAGACAGAGGAGAGGGAAACTCAAGAGGTTCCCCATCAACTGCCCTCTAACCTGTCGAAAACGACAAGCACCGCCCCCGGAGAGAGGGTACTCAACGTCCGCACGAAGCGAACGCCGCGCCAAATCGAATACACGATCTGGAACGAAGAGTGCCCTCTCTCGGAGGACGTCGAGGATAACCTCGGCGACCTCCAATGGAAGATTGTCCGTCGCGGACTGGTAATCTCCGCTGACGAAAACCTCCCCCTGCTCACGAACAAAGTGAGAAAACTTGGCTTGCTTGGCTTCACCACGAAGAAGCCAAGAACACCTGTCCGAAAGAACCCCGTAAATGAGACGGTGCAGCGGACCCAGTAAACACTGGTCAGCTGACGCCACCGTCACACTACGGGACTTCCCTCCAGTATCAACGTTCATAAAACGAACATCAAAGGAATCCCCCAAAGGAAACTCCGAGATGCCACTTACGAACGAAAGATATTGGGCCTGGAGCCCCCTCCACTCACTGCGGCAACCTCCGCGGGAGCGAGGGGACTCAAGACAAGAAGAAAGGGGAGGAGCGTAGGAGGAAGCGACCCTCGCGTAGCCGGAATCCCACCCCGTTCCAAACAACGAACGTATCTCACGCCGAACATGACGGAGATACCCCGAAGGAAACGAGGCAGGATTCAGGCACACGCGATCGCGATGAGCCTCCCAGGGAGCAGGTGGACTGGGTAGAATTTTTCTAAAAAGAAAAAGACTACCCGCAATTGAAGTCCTTACCTCGAGAGAAGCTCGGGCAAGGACAGGCCACCAGGCGTGGTCAGACGGGTTCTCAAGGAGCCCCACACAAAACTCCTTGATCTCTTTGACAGAGGCGGAGCTATCCCGAGAGAGATCCCACTCCGGCACAACGAGGGAACCAGGTGAAAAATCACCCAGAGCCTCGAACGCCGGAGCGGTATCTCTCAAAAGAGAGATAGCGTGCTCCGCAGCAGCAACAAACGCTGGCGTTTTAATGTTGCTGACCGTCATCGGTAGT